AGAATTTGGCCTATTTTGCCGAACTGATAGCGGAAAAGTAGGATATTGGTATGGTGGAACTGATACAACACAATCTTTTTCTCCACTTGTTGCGAATCAAGTAAATACAATTAAAGTACAGCCCGTTGGCGTAAGCCAAACATACCCGACCTATGCAACGATTAACGTAAACGGGACAGATTATAGCACGGGGTCAACCCAAACAGGGGCAACATGGGATTCATGGCTTGGCTTTTTTAAATATGGAACGTCAGCAACAACAACAAGTTCTACAACGACCGACAAAAATGCGGGATTCCAAATTGGAAGAACAATCATCAAAGACGGATCAAACAACACATTGCATGATTTGAGGCCTGCTAGTGACGGCACATATTACGGGCTTTATGATACAGTTACTGATTCATTCTTTTACAATGAAACGTATGCTGATAAATATACCTGTGGAAACTGGTCATAGAGGTGACAGGATATGAGTGTTTACAATATTAGTGGAAATGCTTTGTCATCTGTATACGGAAAAAACGGAACACCATTAAGTGTTGCATATGATGCCCAAGGGAATACTGTTTTTAATGGCAGTCCGATTCCAGTGGACTATGATGACTACACACTGACAGACATTTATAACATTAGTGTTCAGAATTGCCAAGGGATTGCCGTTAGCAATAATGTCCTTTTTCAGTTTAGGGCAAGCGGTTCAACAGTTCTTGATACTGTATGTTTGTTTGATTTTGCAACTGGGAGCGACATAACGAGGAATATGACCATTGATTCGGATCACGGAGATAGTGCTACGTTCAGCAGAGAATACGATGCCAACACCGATGAATTTCCATTGATATATGTTTCTGCGGATACAACTCCCGCTATCATATATGTGAATAGGGTTACAAGAAGTTCAGCCACCCTTATAAGAACATTGGTTTTTCCACAATCTGCAGGATACTATGGAGCAGGTGCTTTTGATTGGGATAACAATGTTTGTTATTTACTGGCATATAAGCAGAACAACTATCAAACAGATGGTGGTGGGTCTAATACAACGGTGGTATCCAAATGGGATTTAAGTAATCTCACAGATAATGGTGACGGAACTTATACTCCTGCTTTTATATCCCAATACGAAAGACCTTTTATCTATGTTATGCAAGGACTTGCATATCATGACGGGTATATATGGATTTCAAGCGGATATGGTGGGAGCACTTCCTACATTTACGCTATGAATCCGACAACAGGAGTCATTGACCACACCATCACTTTAGGGACTAGAGAAGTGGAAGGGTTGGACTTCGTGTTTGATTCAACAACTCAGGCGTATTATATGGTTATAGGGGAACAGAACGGATACTACAAAAAATGTACGTTTGCTCCAATAACTTAAAGGGCAATTTAAAACAGTTATAAGGGGGGTGGAAAATGAACACCGATTTGATTTTACTTGATGATAAGTTACACGGCATCGGGATCTTGAAGGCCGACATTGACTTCGAAATCGGTTACGCTGAATCACTTAATAACTTCGAAATGCTTTCTACCCCCTTAGAAGCTAGAGGGCTATACATCGAGGGTACAGAGTTCGGCGGGATATTCGAATATGAACATGGCTTTTCCGATGAGGCTAAGCAGACCTTAAAAGGCTGGACTTGGAGAGGGCTGCTAACACAGGGTATTATTATACCGCCTTCGGGGGCTGATTATTATCTGGCCTCCGGGGATGCTAATTTAATAATTAGAAATTTGCTCCTTAACTTCTTAGGGGGCTTTTTTGATGTCCCCGAAACCATTTCGGGCTTCACGCTGAACAACTATCAGTTTCCGTTGTACTGCGATTACTTAACAGGAATAACGGGGATGCTTGAGAGCGTGGGGGCTAGATTGAAGATAACCGCATCCAAACCTTCACAGGGGGCAGCGGTATCCGTTACGGTTGAGGCCGTACCGGTTCAGCAGCTTGCGGGATCGCTCAACGAAGATAGCCCCGTTCAGCTTGAGTACACCTATGACGGCATGGGAATTAATCACCTAGTTTGTATGGGACAAGGTGAATTAAGCCAACGGCAAAGGGTTGATTTGTATACGGATAATTATGGGAACGTGATAAGAAATCAGTATTATTACGGCTTCAACGAAAGAACGGCCTATTATGATTACGCTTCAGCGGAAAGTGAGCAAGCGTTAATTGACGATGGCAAAAAGCGATTGTTAGAGATATGCAGCTCTAATTTAATCGCCGCTCATGCGAAATCTGATTTAGATTTAGAGATAGGGGACAGGATTGTATCGACCTATAAAGGAAAGATGGTTATTGCCCCCGTTATTCAAAAGATTTTAACGATTCAAGCCGGGCAGATAATCACAGAATATAAGGTTAAGGGAGAAATTTAAAAATGGCAGTATTAATAAACGGAAACGGGTATAGCCCGGTAACCGCCCAACAGGATGCGGATTTGTATGCCGGTATCGTTGGCAACTCTACAACGGTTTTAAGAGTCGGGAATGAAATGGCGGCTCAGATTTATAACGCTACTACTATCCGTATTTTGGACGGCGAAGCGGTCAGCCAGGGGCGTAGAATCCATCTAGATCCCGGCGGTTATGATGACTTCACTATCCCCGCAGGAACGCAGGGCGTAACAAGCTATTATATTATCGGGTATCATCTTTACTCTGATAGTTCCGGAAATGAACTTTGTGAAACCTTCGTTCAGAATGTGGCAAGTGCATCCGCTACCATCGAAGAGGAACAATTAAGGGATGGGGCAACGGATGCATATGTATCTATGTATAGAGTAACCATGAGCGGGACAACCCTAGGAACGCCCACGCCTTTATTCACAACGAGAACCGCAACGGTTGTTCAACATGGAACATCGGAAGATATTTTACATTCCCCTGCCGGCACGGCATTTGGATACACCATTTATTTCCCTAAACCTTTCGGGGTAGTTCCAACGGTTACAACGAATATTCACGTCAACTCTACTTCCGTTTATTACGGTAGTGTTTCAATCGCTATTGTAAATGTTACAACAACATATGTTTATTTTGACATCCATAACGATAGCGGACATAACTTGGATATGAGAATTGATTGGATAGCGGTAGCAACGGAATAGGGAGGGCTTTACCAATGGACTACAAATATATAATCGTCACATTGATTTTTATTACATTCGATGTGATTACGGGAGTATTACAGGCACTAATCAACGGGACATTCAAATCCCACATCATGAGAAAGGGCGGTTATAGGAAGTTATGTTTATTGGTTGTTATTGCTTTCGGGGTAGCGTTGGACTATTCTCAGACCCTAGTTGATTTAGGGTTTACTTTTCCCTGTTTAAAAATGATCGCTTGCTATATTACATTCATGGAAATAATGAGCATTATCGAGAACATCAACTTAGCTTTCCCCCATGCTTTGCCGAAAGCCTTGATTGATGTTTTAGGCCATGCAGCCGAGGAAAACGGAGTCGAGAAAGATGAGGATAAACGAGGCAACTCTGAAGCTGATTAAATACTTTGAAGGATGTCACTTACATTCCTATCAGGACGCCGTTGGCGTTTGGACAATTGGTTATGGTATCACTTCAGCGGATAAAGAAATAACAGGCAAGACCATTAAAAGGGGGATGACAATATCCCAGGCAACCGCTGACCGATGGTTAATTGAAAGCCTAGAAAAGAAGTACGCTCCCAAGGTTCTTAAATACGGCTATGACCTAAACGAGAATGAATTCGGAGCGTTGCTATCATTCTGTTTTAATATTGGCTCGATTGGGCAGCTAACGGATTATGGAAGGCGGTCTAAAAAGACCATAGCAAAGAAGATGCTTCTTTACAACAAGGCCGGGGGCAGGGTTCTGTTAGGGCTGAAAAGAAGAAGAGAGGCAGAACACAATTTATTTTTAACCCCTGTCAAAGAGGAAAAACCAATGGAAAAAGAGAATGTTGTATATTTCAAAAAGTACACCGGCAAGAAAGAGGGCATTGTAGCCATCTTAGATGACAAGGGCTATGATTCTTCTTTTGCATCCCGTGAGAAAATCGCCAAACTGAACAATATCAAAGATTATAAAGGCACGGCGGAGCAAAATACCAAGATGGTAAAGTTAATCCGTGAGGGCAAGTTAATCAAAAAAAAACTAAAATAACCGGAACAGATAACGCTCTTAAATTTGTCGGGTATCTTTCGAAAATATCCGATACTTATAAGAACTATCCGACCAAATGGATATACTCTTACACGAAGGCCAAGAAAACTTACCTTGAAGCCAAGAAAACCGTAGAGGCGGGGAAGAAAACAGGTACAACTTGCGTTGTTCCCATCAAATGGGCTTTAAAGTTAATGGGGCTTAATCCGGATGGATTCTACGGCTATAAGGGTTATTTTAGGGGCTTTGACAACGATCTAAAGCGGATGCTGAAAAAGACCGACAAGGCCAAAGGTTTAACAGTCAAACAGGCCG